GAAAAGCGTTTGCAAGCGCTAAGTTAAACACTCCTGCATACACAAAAGCAGAAAAAGAATACTTAGCAGCAAAGAAAGCATTTGACGAACTTAATGCACAAGTTAAAACAGCATCTGCTGCTACATTAGAAAAGAAAAATCAAGCGGAAGTTACCCGTTTACAGGGCGAGCGCAAGAGAGCAATTACTCTTGGTGCTAAAGAAACTGATAAAAAGATTAAAGACATTGATACCAAGATTAAAGAACTTGGTGGAACGGTTACACCTACACCAGTTGTTGGTAGCGGTGGTAAGGGTACTGGAAGTTTTGAGGATGCAGATGGAGATGGTATTCCTAACTCCATTGACCCTGAGCCATACACAGCCAAAGGTTCAGCATCACAAGGCGCTGGTCGTGGCGCAGGCGCTGGTGCAGGCGCTGGTGCAGGCGCTGGTGCTGGTTCAGGTACTGGTGCAGGCACAGGCGATAAACCTAAAGTTGTTATTGATAAAACCGTATGGGTTTCCTACATGCGACAAACTTTTAAAACACTTGATGATGCCAAAATGCGTGACGACATTGAGAAACTTCTTGATACTGCTAAGAAGCAGAATTGGGATGAAGCAACCTTTATGGAAGCCCTTAAAGGCACAACTTGGTGGCAAACCGAGTATCCAACTTTTCGTAACTTTTTCCTAGAGTCTAATGACCCACGCAATGCTGCAACTTTTGGTCAAAAGATTAACAATAAAACAGATGCAGTAAGACAACGGCTTGAAGCCTTGGGTATCCGTTTAAACCAAATTGACCCAACTACTGGCAAGATGATGACCCCTGAGGAATACAACAAGCGCGTAAACGGCATCATCCTAGAAACTATTAAAAACGATTGGACTGATGCTCAACTAGATAATTATTTGGCTACTAAGTCAGACATTATTTTTTCAGGTGGCGGAAGCATTGGAAGTTCAATTCGCCGTATCAATGATTTGGCTTGGAAGTATGGCGTTAGCCTTGACGACAATTACAAGAAATCAATTAACCAATCATTGTTAGACACAATGGATGGTCGTGATGAGTCATTTTGGTATGAGGAAATGAAACGCCAATCTAGTGAACTTTATTCCCCATTTGCTGAGGGTTTAAATCAAGGTAGAAGTCTTTACGACATGACTCGTAATTATCGCAATCAGATGGCTTCCCTTCTTGAAATGGATGAAAGTTCAATCAAGTGGAACGACCTTATGAAGTATGCAATGAAAACTGGCGTTGACGGTAAGCCTGCTAAATCTACATTTGCAGACTTTACTAAGTCTGTTAAAAATGACCCACTATGGCAATACACAAAGAACGCTAAAGAAACTTACACCAATCAGGCACTCAGCCTGCTTCGTGACTTCGGAATTGTAGGTTAATAAATGGCAGAAAAGAAAGCAACACCTACACCTAAACCACAGGCTAAGCCAACACCTAAGCCAAGTCCTGCGCCTAAGCCACAACCAAATGTTGTGCCACAAAGTAGCAGACCAACTTTAATTCCACCTAGTAGAACAACGCCTACTCCTACAAAGACACCTACTAAAACTCCTACTAAAACTACTGGTACAACAGGAACTAAAGGTGCAGGTGCAACAGTAGAGTTTACTGGTCCTTCAAAGTATTCTCCTATTGACCCTAAGGTTCAGGCTGCTCTTGATAAAGCAGCAGCATCTAAAAAATTAGCAGATGAGAAAATTGCTATTGCTAAGGCTAAGTCCGAGGAAGCAAAAAAGAAGGCTGCTGAGGCTAAAGCAAAAATTGACTTGGCTAAAAAGAAAAAAGCCGAAGCAGATGCTCTTAAAAACAAAGGTAAGGGTACTGAGGATGACGGTACTGATGATGAGGATGATACTGGTACTGGCAATGATTTTGTTGGAAAGTTCATAACCACAAAGTCAATTAAAGTTAATGGCGGAACAAACATTTTCAATGTTTTCTCCAACGGTAAAGGTGGAACATACGAGGAATTTGTTGCCTTTATTCCTGATGATGCAGGTGGAGATGATACTGAAAGTAATCTTAGGGCTGCTGAACTTCTTACAGAGGAAAAGCGCGATAGACAACGCACAGCATTAGAGGAATTTGTTTCTATTCTTTCAGGCGCAGGTTTAAAAGACCTTGCTGATGAAGTAAACAAAATGATTTTAGATGATAAGACTGCTGCACAAATTAAACTTGAAATCCGTAAAACTAAATCTTATGAAGCACGCTTTCCGGGCATGAAGGCTCTTAGTGATGCACAAAGAGCAATTACCGAAGGTGAATACATTGACCTAGAAACAGGCATGATTTCAGTCCTTCGTTCACGGGGACTTGATGCTGAGGTTTATGGCTCACGCTCTGAATTAGGAAAGTACATTGGTAACTTTGTTAAACTTCCTGAGTTTGAGGAACGAGCAGCCCTTGCAGCAGACCGTGTGAAAAAAGAACCTGATGTTATGAAGGCTCTTGGCGAAATGTATGTAACAGAAGCAGATGCCATTGGCTACTTACTTAACCCATTGAAGGCAATGGATGTTATTAAGAAGCAGGTTCGTTCTGCTGAAATTGGTGCTGCTGCTGCTAGCGCTAGGTTTATGTTAGGCGCTGATGCTGCTGCCCGTGCTAGAGAAGCAGAAGCCTTAATTGGTGCTACTGGTACAGCAGATGTATCAATGTTAAAACAAGAATTTGGTAAAGCAAGAATACTTGCTGATACTCAATCATCACTAGCAAAACTTGAACGCGAAAACTACAACGAACTAGAAGCAGTACAAGCCGTTGTAGGTGGCGAGCAAGAGAAATTGTTAAAGTCAAAGCGCAGAGCAGAGCGTGAAGCAATGTTCCGCTTTGGTGGTCAGTCAGGCGTAGGTGCTTATTCACTACGCAGTACGACTAACCAATAACTAGGTTCCTTATCTGACCGACCAGCCCGGATGAGTGTAAGAAGTCTGGTAGCAATAGCCAAGGTATGTTCCCCTACATACATTGTGGATTGCGAATACAACAACTAACGAAAGGGAGATGGCTAATGAGCCAAAATAACGAGTATGATGACGAGTTTGATGACTTCGGTGACGAAGGCACGGATGTAGTTAAGCAACTCCGAAAAGTAAATCGCACTCTTGAAAAGCGTGCAAAAGAACTGGAACAGGAGTTGAAAGGACTGCAATCGCAGACCCGCCAGCGTACTGTGAAGGATGTGTTACAAGCCAAGGGCATTAACCCAAAGATTGCTGCGTTCATACCGCAAGACATTGATACTTCTGAGGAAGCAATCAATGGCTGGCTAAATGAATACGGTGATGTATTTGGTTCAACCCAAAACGCTAATTCAGAGCAGGCTTCAAATAACAATTCACTAGATGTTTCTGCAAATGCAAGAATTAACCAAGTGGTTTCAACAGGACAAGTTCCGGAAGTTGACTCAGATGCTATGGCTAAAATTCTAGCAGCAGGTAACGCAGATGAATTAAATCGCATCCTTGGATTAAATTAACCAACTACCAATCTAAAGGAGTAATGACTCATGGCAGATACCAATACCACAGCCCTTGCAGGCTTGGTCAAAACTGCGTATGACCGCTATGTTGAGTTCGCTCTCCGTTCGCAACCGCTAGTTCGTAGCGTTGCAGACAAGCGACCAGCACAGCAAGCAATGCCGGGGTCAAGCGTTGTATTTTCACTTTACAATGACTTGGCAGCGGCAACTTCTGCACTATCAGAGGCAACAGACCCTGATGCAGTAGCGCTATCAGATGTATCAACCACTTCTGTAACACTTGCAGAATACGGTAATGCATCACTTGTAACTCGTAAGTTACAACTATTCTCACTATCAGATGTGGACCCAGCAGTTGCAGACATCATTGCCTACAACATGGCTGACTCACTTGATAAGTTAGCAATGGAAACTCTCCGTCAGGGAACAAATGTTATCTATGGTGGTTCTGTTACTTCAACAGCAACAGTATCATCTGCTGATACCCTAACATCTGCAAAAATCCGCCGTGCGGTAGCCAAGTTGCGTAGCAACAAGGCTGTTCCACGCCAAGGTTCTTTGTACTGGTGCGGTATTCACCCTGAGGTTTCACACGACCTTCGCGCCGAAACCGGCTCAGTCGGATGGCGCGACATCCACGCTCAAACAGACTCTGCACAGGGTAACCTATGGGCTGGAACAATCGGAACATACGAAGGTGCTTTCTTTGTAGAAACACCACGCATGTACGAAAAGGCAGAAGGTGCTAATCAGTCAACCTTCACAACTACAACTGCTGCAACAGGTGCATCAGGAACCACAACAATTACTGTTGCTTCAACATCAGGAATTGATGTTGGTGATGGTGTAGCGATTTCTGCAACAACTGGCGCAAGCACACTTGTTTCAGCAATCAACGGTGCAGTTCTCACCCTTTCAGTAGCAACTACTGCTGCTGTAACATCAGGTGCAACTGTAACTGTTACTCCAAAGACAAATGTTTACCGCACAATTCTTTGCGGAAAGCAGGCTTTGGCAGAAGCAGTAGCACAGGAACCGGGCGTAGTTATCGGACCTGTTACTGATAAGTTAATGCGTTTCCGCCCAATCGGATGGTACGGCGTACTTGGTTTCGCCCGCTATCGTGATGATGCGTTGTTCCGCATTGAAACTTCATCTAGCATCTCTGACTAATTTCGGAGATTAGTACCGGGGTGGCGGGTGTTTAAACGCCCGCTACCCTGTTACACTAAGGAGAATTATGGCATACCAATTCACACCACCCAGCATTAAAGAAACCCCTGCTGGTGGACATACCCTTTTTGAGCGTATGGGCATAAACCGTGGGATTACTGTCCTACGAGTTAATGGTGTGTATTCATCATTTCGTTATCCAAGTCAAACTCAAACCTTGGAAGCAGATGAAGTTTATTTAGGTGGTCACATTTACGACATTGATGAACAAACAAGAACACGGCTCATAGCAGCAGGCTATGAGGAATACATAACAACGGTTTAAACATGGCATGTAGAACTGGCTGTCCAACACAAGACCATACAAATTGGGGCGAGTGTTTGAGAGCATCTAACCTAGAGTTCAGCACAGGTGATGCTAACAGCGCTAAAGGTATGACTGATAAAAAATGGAACGCTGAACTTAATGCTTATGCTGCTGCAAGAGCGCAAGGTATTCAACCTGCTGGAACTTCAATGGCAAAAATTAAAGATGCAGTTGAGAAGTCTGATAAGGCTGGCAAAGCCTTTGATGCAAATACAGGGACATTTAAGGGGTAACTATGACTGCCATTGTAGGTATTCAGGGAAAGGGTTGGGCGTTAATCGCAGCCGACTCCATGACTACCTATGAGGACAAACCATACTATGCAAAAGGTGTGGATAAAGTTATCAAAAAAGGCGACTATGTATTTGGGTTTTCAGGTGATGCTATTGCAGGAAACATTGCAACTTACCTTTGGACTCCACCGAAAGTAATTAAGACAATACCAACAGATGTGTTTATGCAGACAAAAGTTCTGCCTTCCCTACGGGAAACAATGATTGAACATGGGTACAACCCTGATACAACTAAAGATAAAGATGCCGGATTTGATGCACTTATCTGTTTAAACGGAGTTATCTACGAAGTTGACCAAGATTATTTATGGTCAAGAGATGACCGTGGTTTGTATGCGGTAGGTAGTGGGGGCGATTTAGCCCTTGGTGCGCTAGCAGCAGCAGGCATGAGCAAGAACTCTATTAAGAGCGTTGAGGCTGTGGCTCGTAGAGCAATTAAGGTTTCCGCTGATTACAACATAAGTGTTGGCGGAGATGTAAAAGTCATAACACAAAGGAGCAAGTAATGTGTGCTGAGTGTGGATGCTATGGTGCTGTTGAACCTTACGGCGTAGGCGGTAGGGAAGTAAGCAGTAAACCAACAGAAGCAAGTTTAAACAAGGTCACAGTTCAACCCGGTATGTATCACAAAAACAATACCGAAATTGAGGATGACTAATGCCTAAGAACAAAGTTGAAAAGAT